CCGGGGTTTGATGTTCCGGTCGGGCCGCTGTTGGACTGAGTTGTTTGTTTAACAAAGTTGAAAAGTGTTTTAATGCACCCCTCAACAGTGTCAAACTCAGTCACGGGTTATCCGATTCTGATATTTTGAAAAACTTTGAAAAATATCGGGTTTTCTAGCCGTCCCACCACGCCAAACAAAGCGTGTAGGGGGGCTCTCTTTCATGACAAAAACCAAAACTGGAAGAAAAAGAAAACAAAAGAGGAAAGAAAGGGTTCTCCCTAAGGGAGGATGGTGTGACCAGGGATACCGACCCAAAAGATGGGCTGAAAATCGTCATCAAAGGCGCGCAGCAAGAGCCGATCACGGGCGGGCTCATCGGTGCCAAGGTTGGAATATCCTTGCATTGCGAGCGTGCCCGATGGATACCATTGGCTGGGAGTCGTGAGCGCAGTGTAACCTACCCATTGGGTGGGGCAAAAACGATAGTTGGACTGAAAGGGAAACGCAATTGCGCCGCCCTCGCCCGCCTTGTCGTAGTGTGCACGCGCGGTCACAACGGGGAAGGCTGTGTCGACACGCCTCTGGCTTGTGAAGAGATTGTACCATTCTGCTGCAATACCATTGTTCCACTGCTCGAAGTACGAGACACCTGCTTCATTGCCCAAGATCATATTACGCAACCGTACACCACCACGCATAAATGCGAAGCAGCTTAAAATCGAGGAATGACGATCTGAGCTCAGCGTTGGCGCCGTGTAAGTCGTGAAGATGGACCAAGGTTGGAGGAGCTGGATCTGGGTCCGTACCGAAGCTGGGATAACCACTTGCTCATAGCGTTTCAACAAAGTCAGCATGCTGGAAACATACTCACCTTGTGAATGGCCAGAGAACAGGGTGGACGACAGTGGATCGTCCTCACCCATTGTGTGGCAAAGGTCGCCCTCAACCTCCGTCGCACCGCCTTGGGCCTCGAGGGCTTCTCGTGGCTCGGGTGGGATGTACGAGCCAGGTGTAAGATTGAAGAGCCTTGGATTTGCTACCTCGTAATCCTCGCCGCCCCTCACGAAAATGGCTGCCGATACGATCTGAGCACAAGTCTCGGGGGCACGTAAGGGCGTTAGCACGTGCACGTAAACGCGACCAAAGGAAGCGTTGTGCATTGTGTAATCGCGAGGGATGACATAGGGTACTCGGATGCACACCTCATCAGCATCTTGAAGATCGAACACCAGACGGTACGCCTTGGGGGAGTCGGCAAACAGCAGGGGACTGGGTGCTGGGCCAGGAATGAACGAGAACTGGATCTGACCCGCATGGAACGCCGTCTTTGCAAACATGAACTTGAACTCGAGTGAACCCCTGTACATTTGGAAGTGATGGGCCAAGTACGCTACAGGCGTAGGAAAAATGGTTGTGCCCGACACTTGTTGGAAGAGATAAGGAATGAGGTCGATTGATTCAACTTGATCTCCAACGTTCTGACTCGTAGTAAGGGAAATTGAGGTCCATGGTGCCCATTGGCGCTTGATGAAGGCAATTGAGGTCTGGTCTTGTGATGCAATCGTGGTGTCATTGAGGACCATGAGCTTGTTGTCTGAGAAGAGCGAGAGTTTCTGTGCAGTATCCGTTCCTGTTGCACTCGCTACGTTCCAATGATTACTCCTGGCTACACGTTGATTCATGTCGTCGTGGGCAGGCTTGGACCAACCCAGCGCTCCAGCTGTCAGAGCGGCTGCATTGAGCATCCATTGAGTGGGGGCAACAAACGGTGCTATACTAGGTATACCCGAGAGGTTGCCCGATGCTTGGGACAGACCGCTAAGAAAGCTTGAGACTGGGGTGTGCTCTGCTTCTTGTTGGTTTTGCCGTCCACGTACGGTCGGTCGATTGCGCGGGGCGCTCGACTGTGGAACGACTGAGGCGGATTGGCCAAAGAGCTGAACATCCTCCAGGGACATCCAGAGATTCCATGTGATTGATGGTGAACCCGAAGCACCGATCGAGAGAGGTTGGAGGACACGCAGCTGCACGCGTGCTGAGGACACGCGCGTTGATGCTGTCAACTCGACAAACCTGACTGGACTAGCGTAAGGCACCTTCAACACAACGGACTCTTCGGCAGGGGATAAGAAGACGCCTGGAAGTTGATTGAAACTAGTAAAGGAAGATGTGTGTTCGACGATTTTGGCGGCATTGGTTTCTGGGGCTGGATAATACCCAATCCGAAGAATGCCAGCATGGAAGGGAGTTCCGTTGAGTGTTACGCGGAGTACGGTCGTGAAGCGGGCACCGTAGTATCCTTGTAACTTCTCCCTCCACATGAGGACACTCGTCATCATGGGCACAATGTCGCCCGAGTAAAGTAGTGCGTTGACGATGTCTCCGGTGCCCCAAGACCCACTAGCCAAGAGTACTGGTTTGCTGAGGTACTCAGCCACCGATCTCACTTGATCCGGCAGCATGGCACCGGCTAACTCCGGCTCGAGCGTCTTGGTCACTTTCGTCTCTACAACTACTCCCGCGTCCATCGCCACACTGGTGACGCCTGTGGCGTCTGAGGCCTGAGCCCCGTGGGGTGCTACCTCTTCAGCAGCTTGAGGGGAATGAGGATCGTTTGGTCATATATACATTCACCGCCACGTCGGACCCACAACGTGACGGCTATCTACTAAATGCGGTGTTAGGGGCCAGCCAGCCGTGACCGCGCGAGTAAATACCCACCGGCACCGCCCCTCATGTTCGTAGCAACAAGGGGACGGCGCTACCTAGTTTAATGTCATAGTAGCTTCCTCGGACAATGCCCCTCAATACACATTGTCCAAACTCAAAAAGAGATTGAACCTCTCACGCCACGCCATCACCTTGATGTGCGGTCCGACCCACGAATCTTGCGCTGCACTCCTGATGATCTTTTGCCAATAGTTGTACTTGGCCTCGCCATGCGCCGAAAGCTCGATGAGCATCGTGTCCACGCGGTTGATGAAATCTTCGTACGTGTGATCGGTCTTGCGCATCCATTGGATGGAGCTCAAAATTGTTTCCATCGCCAGGGGCGCGATGATCTTGGCGCTGGAATACTCCGGCAAAACCAGGAACCCGCGCTTGAGGAACGACACGTCGTAAATGTCTCGCTTCATGTTGCTACCGACCTCCCGTTTCTCCTCGTCTGTGAACTTGATACCCCAAGGTGCAAAGGTGTCCTGAATTCTCTTAAACGTGAAATCTCCAGTATACGACGATATGAGGATATCATCGCCGTAGCTGGAAATGTTGACGTCTGTACAATCATCACCTTCCCATGCGGGGCGTGCGAAGTAGTTGTGGTCGATCGAAAGAACTGCGCTGTACGCCATGGTCAAATTGGCGAGCGAGTTGAGGATCGTGGTGAGGAAATTGCCGCTCGGGTTACACCCGGTCCACTCGTACACGGCGTTGCCGTACGCGTGCCGGCTGAAGATCAACTCATCGAACAACATTTCACGGATGTGGTAGTCCTCTGTACCGTAGTCGCAGTAGAACTCGTGAATGTGCTTCTTGATGGTGGCCATGAGGTTCGGTTCGAGGCAACAGTCAAAACCGCTCACGTCACCAGAAACAGCAACCTGGCCCTTGTGCCGATTGCCGAGCACGGTCCACTCGTCGCTCATTGGGTTGATTCCGACAGTGATCCCGTTCTTGATCCGGCCGGCCATGATGTGCTCGCTGAATCCCATAAAGTACCGGCGCATGAGAATGCTCAAATGGAGCGGGGCCGAAGAAATGAGACGGGCGGGCTTACCTTTGGGTCGCAACTCATCCTTGAGGAAAGAAGAGAAAATGTAGACTGGCCGGATGTTGTTGCGCATGCTCTCGAGACACCACTCACGTTCGGCAATGACTTTCTTCATCTCTGGTGTAGTCATGTCGATCTCCTCATCGTCACCGAAGGCCGCCTGCTTGCCACTGTTGCGCCACATCATCTTCCAAGGCAATCCTGGACTAGTGTTGCGGGGCATTGCACCCATGAATTTCTCTCCGGGGATACCTTTGACGGCCTCCTCGTAGGTGAGCACGCGGTCGTACTTGGGCTTGGTGACGCCCATGATCATGTTTCCGACGATCTCAGATGCTGGTTGCAAATAGACGGGTGGGATGCCTTTGACGTACATATTGTACTTGAGGCTTGCATTCTCCAACGCGTCCACGCCATTGTGCGTCCTCAGATCAGCTGGCTCGGTGGGACACTCGAAACCAATGTTGCCGAAGAGCGGGCTGTGCTTGAGGTTTGTCGTGATGGGACGCGCGATACACTGGACATGCATGAGAGGCTCACCACCTGCAGGCGCTCTATGGCCACCTTGGGTGACGATCTCCGCGGTAGCCGGGGGGACGCACTTCTCGACGTTGTCGACGAGGATGTGACAATCCTTACCCAGCTCCTCCATAGCCTCGTAAAGGTCCTCTTGGCACACACGAATCGCATACGCCGTGGGCTGGCTCCTTGGGCTCCCGGCAACGTGGATACCGTAAATCGCAAGGGGTGCTGGTGTGCTGACCACTCCAACAAGCGTACCACAATCGCCTTTCTTGGAGGTGTAAGACGAAATGATGGCATGCGTGGACTTGTACTGTTCGTACGCAACGTTGCTGGTGTAGCTACACATGCCTGTCCTTTCCACGGGTGTGTGCTCGAGCGGGTCAATACCATAAAAGTACGAATGCGAGCCGGTTGGGATGTGGTACGATTTGGACAGGAAATGCTTGACGATGTCTTTGCCACGACGGACCTCGGGCAGGAAAACGATGACTGAGTCGTCTCCCTCTGGTCCAACCTGCTTGAAATCGAGCGAATTGATGGTCTTGCCGTTTTCAACACTCGCTGTGATCAAGGTCTTGAGGTAGACGTTTTGGCCAGCAGGGCGGGCCTTGGTCACGTCTCCATTGTTGGTCATCAGCTGGCGGAAGACAAGGTGAGACTCGGGCGCATCGTTGAACGTCTGAACCCAAGCCTCCATGATGTGGCAGGGTAACAAAGCAATTTGGCTCCTGATCATCGTGACAACACCTGTGGACGAAGCACCGGTCTTCTGATTGATACAGTCAACACGGTAGCAATTCGAACGCACCACCGATTTCATGACATCCTCCACGCCCCTGATGCCAAGCTGAACGTTGTTTTTCTTCTGGCGCACTATGGGTCGGCGCAAGGTGTAAACGGCTTCGGGTGTGTTTGTGCGTTGTACGACTTCGGGGTGTTCGTCTATGGGCACAGGCGCAGCGGACGCGAACAAGTAGCCCACAACACGCATGAAGGCAAGCGTGAAACCAAAAGAGGCCAAAATTTGTCCTGCGATGTTCAACCACATTGCCGCAAGCCACATCTTGGACGCGAGGTAGTTACGGTTACCGAAATCCATGTGACCTACGCGGAAACGGTTGCTGAACATTGTGTCAAGGAAGAGCATGGC